GGCCGATGGCAGTGAAGTAATTCATACCACTAGTTAAGAAAGGAATAGAAATGCCTGACGATTTTCTCAATGGAATGAAAAATTTTGTTAACGGCTGGTGTGAGCGTGAAGCTCGAATTCGGCGTGCTAATGAAGGTCGGCGGCGATGTGTACATGAAATTGGCTGGATGCAGAATAAAATTTCTGAACTAGAAAAGAAACTCGTTAATCGACCTTCAACTATCAAAGAAATTAATAATTTAAAACATCAGATTCGAGAGCATGAGGTTAAACTCGCTTTCGATCCCTATCTCAACCCCGACTGGAAATGCGATGAAAATTAGTGACGTACGGAAAATTTATCCAGATGCGATTGCCGTTCACTATTCTTTTTGGCGAAATAGTAATTTTGCAATTTGTGCCGGCATTCCAAATTTCGAAAAATATCTTCGTGACGTATTTATATTTTCCTCTCGAGACTATAGTGTATATAAAGGCATGCTTCGATTATCTGAATGGTCTGAGAACGCCGATAGCGCATGGCAGTCTGCATTCGAACGAATTGACCGAGAATTAATTAATAGGTTATCGGAATGATAGAACGCTCTTCATCCGAAAAAGTAAACGCCGACTTCTGGAATGTCAGCAACCAAGAAGAGTATCTGAAAATACGAGGCTATCTTTTAGAGAAAAGTTTTCTAATTTACTCATTAGACAATGCGGATCCGAGATTTAAACTCTTTAGAAATAAATTTAACCGGCTCGACAATATGTTTGATTGCGGTATTTTCTTCACCAATAGAACAAAATTTAATACAAATCGAACCTTCTCAAAAAAAGAACTCGACAAAGCAAATCGTATTTTACAATCAATTCGAGATCTTTTATTAATCATACGTATAGAACAATAATGCGCATTGAAAATAAAAAAGAATACTATGATAAAATCCGGCCATATTTATTCGGTCTCTATACCTGCGATAGTGTCGCCTCCTTAGATCTCGGACGGCTATGCGATTTTATTCAATTTATCGATTATAATGTTGATAATAATCAAATGAAAAAAGCAAATAGCAGGCTACAAGAAATGTTAAATTTTCTTTTAATTATCAAATTATCGAGGTAATAATGAAAAAACGTGAAATAAAATTCCTTGCTTGCGAAAAATTATTAGGTAAAATGGATCGAATCTTAGAAAATATTATTGTTGATTCAGCTAGAAATCATCCTAGAGCAGTCTATTTAAATACCCGAGCACTTCATCGTTATGCTACGGAATTACAGCAGAGGTTTCCAAATGCTACCCGACTCGACCTTGAATTAATTAATAAACTTTCGAGCTAAAATATGCAACTAAAAAATTACAAGAAATGTTAAACCTGTTATTAATACTTAAATTAGAACGAGAAAAAGCCACTCCTAGGAGTGGCTTTTTCGTATGTTTATAATTTTAATCCACACGCCGATAAACTCCGGCGGCAATTACTAACTCCTCCGGTACAAGCATTTCTTTAACTGGAACACCATTGGCATACCCCGTAAACCGTCCCAATGATTCTAAACCAACTATATTCTGCGTACCAACTCCGCCCAGATAAATTCCTGTAATCCGAAAGGAATTATGACTAACAATTACAATATCACCCACTTTCATCTAATGCTCTTTTTTCATTCATTAATTGAAATATCTTCTAATCCAGCCGCACGAAGTTTTGCAATCGCACTTAAAGAATAACTCTTAGATTCAAGCCCTTTCATGATAGAAAGATACTTATTTCGAATTAGAGCAACTTCATTAATAGCTTCCTCAAAATCACAAACCTCTTTTTCGCCTTCTGCATAGCGTTCTGCATCTCGAGAGGTTAACGCTTTATTATAGGTTTCGAGATATTTTTTAAAATTAGTTTGCTTGATTTGTTTTAGTTGAATATTAAGATAGACCAATATAGCTTCGATTTCTTGTAATTGAGTGAACCGCCACTCGGTTACTCCAGGCAATGCGGCCAAATTTTTTTCCACATTGCCTTTTAATTGAACCTCAACTCGAGCTTCGGATAATTCTTTATTGTAGTAATCCATCATTGCATCTAAAAAACTTAGGTCTTTAGATATTTTTTGAAACCACATTACTATTCCTCATCTTCCGAAGGATCCCAATAGGCATCATCCGCATCTTCCTCTTCTGCAACAATCTGATAGGCTTCATTCAAATCAGAATCTAAATCGGCTACGGCTCGTAATTCATCCTTATCCAAAATAGAATTAAGATAGCTAACTAATTGTTCTGCGGCCGAGGTATGATCGCGGCGCGGAATATATTCTACTAACAACTGCCAACATTCAGAAATTAATTCAGGCGTTTCTTTCGTCATAATGATCCTTTATTATCTGCTAGTTACATTATAGGCAGTACTCTTATCATGCAAATCTGCTGCCCAATTATTCATTTGCATGATAGTAGTCCCTTCATCCATAACGTTAATAATTTGATTATCCTTAAGGGCCGTTAAATCGGGTGAATTTGCAGTTAATCTTTCGACAACTCCATGCTCTTCCATTGCCGCAACAGCAAGCGCGGCAATTTTTCTCAAATCAGGTAATGCACTATAATCACCATTAGTTGTACTGACTAATTCCATAGCATGTTTTATATAATGATCTAGGTAAACCAAATATTCTGTTACGCTATGATTATGCGCTGGGCGTGGCCATCTAATGTCCTGGTAGTCACGCTCAGTAGAAATTATGTTAAATACTTCTTGTCGTATATTAGTCAATAAGTTCTCCTTTCTGTTTTTCTTTAGATGTCCACAGCCAGCTATCTTGCCCGCAATCCCAAATTCTATCTAGATTAAGTATATTTTTTGTTATTTGAGATTCGGTATAAATCGACCAGTCTTCGTTTAGAGGATTTAATTTTGGATCTGCACTTAATTTAAGCAGCTTCTTTTTAGTGAATTTACTACGATGCCATCTGGTTAAATAATCTGTATACCAATAGATAGGTTTACCATTAGATATCTTATTAAAACCCAATTTCGCATATACTTTACCGGTGAACCAGCGTCTGTCACAATAACTTATAATCGACTTTGGCTGTAACTCAGAGAGCATAAATTTCCATAATTTTTCAACTCCGCCAATAATAATTGTATCATTCTTAAATACCAATCTCAATAATTCCCATTCAGAAGTTTTATTGTATCGTGGTCTGCCAAAAGTCATGGCGGCAACAATTTCATTATTATATTTCATCACGAATGCGCTATTTCCACTAACCCACCCCTGGAGATGATTATTATCAAGGAACTCCTTTAAATCAATGTTATCAATTTTTTCAATACTGCATTTTCTTGCATAAATTCTGGTCCCATAACCCAATGAATTTTTAATAATCGATTTGCAAATGTCCGGTTTTTTGCACCATTCATCTTCGAAAATTGAAAGCAGTTGAATATTCTGTTCGGCACATTTCTTGAATTTATCGTAATGGTATGAGTGTGATTTATTGCCGGCATATTCACTATGCCAATAATTCCCGTTAAATTCAATTGCAAAATTTTTCGAAGGAATTAAAATATCTATTTCTTTCGGAGCGCATATTGTCCGATCGTGCATCTTAATTTCTGCTTCAATAAATGTAGAAAGCCAATTATTAATTTCGTGCTCATAGCAACTTGATTTCGAAGAAATATAATTTAAACCGTATTTATTGTGTGTTACATATATAGTTGTTTCGGATACTCCCAATTTATTAATAATTTCTGGAAGACTATAAATTTTGAATAAATCCGAGAATTTTTCTTTATCATTTAAAATTTCTAAGGCATACGCAGAGTAATGTTTTTGCAGTGCAAAAGGAACACCATATTTTCGAAGCATCGTATCTTTCATCTTTTGCCGAACAGTAGCAGAAGACGCGGGCGATATTCCCCCATATTTTTCTACATTGGTTGCGTGAATTCGATTTTGAATTTCTATCGATAATAAAGGATTATCCACGCCATATTTTTCGAGATTTGTTTTCTTACTTTTATCTCGAAATTCTTTTACTTGGCCAACATTTTCAACACCGTATTTTTTAATATTAGTTTCTTTTGTTTTATTTTTTATTTCTTCCGATTGAGCTGCATATTCTTCGCCGTATTTTTCGAAATTTGTTTCTTTAATTTTTTCTTTTATTTCCGTTGATTTAAACGGGTTATCCACGCCATATCTTTCTATATTTGTTTTCTTAATTTTATTAAGTATTTGTGGTGATTGTGTAGGATATTCTACTCCAAAACGAAATAAATTAGTATCACAAATTTTTTTCTTAATTTCCGGCCGTTGTGTAGGAAATTCAAACCCAAATTTTTCAAGATTTGACTGGCGAACCATATTCCGGTATTCTTCATTCTGCATCGGATGCTCGACGCCGAATCTTTCTAAATTGGTTTCTTTAATTTTATCTTTAATGGCCGAGGCTTGCGTGATAAATTCAACGCCATATTTTTCGAGATTTGTTTCTTTAATTTTTTCTTTTATTTCCGCTGATTTAAACGGATTATCCACTCCGTATCTTTGAATAGTAGTTCGGCGCCTCTTCTCGGTTGTGCTAGATAGTTTGCTAGGATGTGCAACTCCATATTTTTTCAAGTTAGTTTCTGTTTTACTTGCCTGAGCGGCTCTACAGCCCTTATCACAAAAGAATATATGATTCCACCCAGAAATATAACGATGCTTACCGGAGCCGCAAGGGCAAAGAATTTGTTCTTTAGTAATTGCAGTATAAATTTTTTCTTTATTTGTTATAGCATTTTCATCACAATTAAGCAACACCCATTCCCATGCAGCTACATTTTTAGAAATCAATGCAACCGCATGGTTAGCATGTTGTTTAATTGTTTGTATTATCCACGATTTCATTATCTTCGGTTCCCTCTAATAATAGGTTAGTAGTACGATCAGAATCGAATTCTTTCATAATGAGATCCAAAATACCATCCGAGTTAGTTAGATATTCCTTACGCCAATGCTTATGTTCAATGCCAGATAAATCGGCATACACATATCTATTTCCTTCCTTAGCAATCAACTTTTGCTTTTCAAATAAATCAAACAATCCCGAATAGGGATCTATTCCAGTTGTCCAAGGGATTACCACTTCTACGGCTTCGAACGGCTTATTATAACGAGTTTTCAAAATTTTACATTTTGATCGAATACCCAATACGTCGGACCCTTTTACACCGTCTTCATTTTCTTTTAATTTAAGAGGATTCATTGAAACAACAATACTTGCGGCGAAAAGGGGGCCGCTTCCGCCGGAAATAATATCGTCTGTATATTTATCTTGCGAAGAATAAGTATGATTGGTTGCTATCATGCCAATTTCTAAATCCCCGAACATGTTAACACAATTAATAATAAGTGCCTTTAACTGTTTTGCCTTAATACCCATATCGCCTTTTAACTCGCCAGCGGCAAACTGGTCAATCATTGTAGGTGTTAAAAGCATACCAAGACTGTCGATAACGAACAATACTTTTGGACGATCCTCAATTGGAATATCCCGATATTGCTGAACAAAATCATTAATCATTTTGGCAACATCATTAATCATTGCCATGTTAAGTTTTAATAGTTTCTCGTCACTGGTATCTACACCAATAGCTTGTAGCCACGCCTCATCGAGCGCATTTTCCGAATCTACTAAAATTACATAAATTCCTTGGGCCTGCGCATTTTTAATGATACTTCCGGATGCTACTAAAGATTTTCCCGCACCCGGTGAACCAGCCAAAATAGAAACCTTACCTAAAGGTACCCCGGCAGTAAAACTTCCGGAAATTAAATAATTAAGACAATAGTTACCGGTTGAAATCCAAGTTTTTGGATCGCGAAATCCTACAGACATTCCAGGAATTGATTTAGTGATTCCACGTCTAAATTTTGCTACATCGAAAGGCTTACCCATAAGTAATACTCCTTTTATTTTAAATTGTTAATGGGGATGAGGCCAAGTATTAAACTGGCCTCATGTTAGAAAGGATTATTACTTTGCCTGGCCGCGAGCCTTAATCTTTGCTAAAATATCTTCAGCAGATGGACGATTGCTAGCCGGAGCAGGAACCGTTTTAACCGGTGAAGAACTTGTCGCTTCTTCGTGTGTTACTTCTGAAACCTTGGCAGCAGGAAGCTGCTCGGTAAGAGAAGTAGATACGGTTGACTCGTCGCCCTTATCAAACTTCATGCCTGATGGACGATAAAACTTACCCCAACGTTCAGGATCATATTCTTCTCCATCAACTGATGCTTCGAACATCTCAACAATAACCTTAAGGTCAATGTCGGTGGGCTTCTTGCCAAGTAACTCAGACAAGTTACTCAACTTATATTGCTCAATTGCATCTAATTCAGTCTGTGTAAGTGCAGATTCACGTCGTGCATAAGAACTTGTACCATAATCTGCATATTGGCTCTTTTGCGTCTTAGCGATACGGAAATCAGTTCCCTTTTCATAATCACTGGGAATATTTTCCATATCGACATCCCTAAGGCCAGCCTTTACTAAATTGATAAGTTGCTTGTTAAGTGAAAACTTACGGATTGGATTCTCCGGAGCCTTATCATCTGGAACGGCATTCTCTCGAACAAATCCCTGCATAAGATAAGATGGCTTCTTCCAATACTTATTGGCTGTTTCCTTCATGCTAGGATCCTTATACCATGCTCGAACTTGGGCTAGTATAGGGCAGCCTTGCGGATATTCGGACTTCGGGAACATTTCAACGCAAGGTACACTTACTGTAACTGGCTTTGAATCTCCACCTTTAATACCCAAAAATGGGAGCTTAATCTGAAGTTTTTCTACCCAAAAGAAGGGATTAGTGGTATCACCATCAGGAAGAAATCGTACGGTTGAGGTGCTATCAGGTTTTCCATTCCAAAACGGAAAAAATGCATTATCACTTGTAAATGTTTTGGTTTTTTCAGCGGCTGCTAGACGAGCCCTGATTTCAGCGAGTGCGTTACCCATGTTAGTTCTCCTTGTATTCCATGTTTAATATTACAGTTCCATGTTTAATAGTACAGTTACCATTTGTGTTACTCTTTATATGATACACAACTATTTA